ATTTTTTTTTTTTTTTTTTTTTTTTTTTTTTTTTTTTTTTTATATTTTTTTTTTTTTTTTTTTTTTTTAATTTTTTTTTTTTTTTTTTTTTTTTTTTTTTTTTTTTTTTTTTTATGATTTTTTGCAATTTTACCAAATCTATTAACAAATTGCTTTGTAACTTCTTGTAAATTTTTTTTATTATTTTCTACTTGATAATTTTTTAGCGCTAGATCAATTTTGGCTTGCATTAATTCTTTCATAACCATTTCTTTACTTCTATTAATCGGATTCATTTCAAAATTTTCTTTTTTTTTTTTTTTTTTTTTTTATTTTTTATAAGAAAATATAAATAAAGAAATAAACATTAAAATCATAATTATATAAAAAAATAGTTCATCACAATTTAAATTTTTTAAATTCATTAATTATATTTTAATTAGACAAAAAAATTTTATTAAATATTAATTTAATTCATTAATATCTAATTTATCTGACCAATTTTTTTCATCCGACATAGTCGTTTGTTTTTTTGAAGTGAAATTATAATGCATTGGATATGGTTCGTAATTATTATTTCCACATGTATTTGAGAAACACCAATTATGTTTATCACATACTCCTGTTTGACATCCTCTACAAAATTGTTTACATCTCATTTTTTTTTGATCAAATGAATAACCTTGAGGACAACATCCCTTTGGTGGTTTTGATGATAAACCTGGACTATTTGGAAATTCTGATGTTTTGCATATTGGTTGTGTTCCATCCATGAGTGTTCCTTCAGGAATATTCGGTGTGAAGACGCTAAAATTTTCAATAGTTTTTTTATTACATTGCAATTCTGTATTCCTACATTTTGGATAATTTAATAGTCCTTGATTACATTCATATTCACTAGAAGTCGAGTTTGCTAAATTTCTTAAATCATTAGGAAATAAATTTGTTGTATCAGGTGGTATAATACATGAATTACATCTTTTTTCCAATGTACAATTGGGACAATTATAATAATTAGTAGATGTATATATTTTATCTGTATCATCGTACATATAATTAGTAATATTGCTATTATTTCTTCTTTTTCCAAGTTCTATATATGTATTAAATGGTTCCTTTTTTTTTTTAGAATTTAATAAATACCATAAAAGAACAAAAATACCAATAATGAATAATATAGAATTTGAAATAACATTTGTGAAAATTAGATATATAACAATTAAAATAATTAATAAAAATATTATATTTTGCATTAATATTACTAAAGATAAATTTTTTCATATGTTCATAATTTTAAAAATAAATTTCTATAATTAATTATTATCATCAAATATCCAAGAACAACCCATATATTGATGAATTGATGAATTTTCTTTAGAATTTTTATATTTTCCTATGGAAATTAAATCAAATCTACGTATTATAATTACATTATTTACATTAATTATTATCATTCTTATAAATATATTATCACTTATTGCGCACATTATTACATCATTTAAAATTTTATATAAACAAATATTGGTTAGGAATAATAAAATTCTTAAATTCTCTTGTATAATATTTAATTTTTTCTCTTCATTATTCCAATTGATTATTATATTTTTTTGAGTATTTAATTTTAATTCAAATGGATGATGACTAAAACAATTATGAATTAAATGAGGTTTCAATGAATTCCCTTTAAAAGATAATAGAAAATAATTATTTTCTATATGATTATATTCTAAAGTATCTAATTTTATTCTATTTTTATCAATCATGAAAAAATCACCTTTCTCATTTGTATTTGATTCGCCAATTATATAATTTCCATTTCCTTTTCGTGTCCAAATTATTTTGTATTGATTATAAAAATCATCTTTAATTTTATTTGATTCAATGATTAAAAATAAAAAACCACTTCTTTTATCATTTTCTTTAAAATAAAGAATATTATTCTTATGTTTAAAATAGCCAGTTTTTAAATAAATAAATGGATGTTCTTTTAGACCCAAATTCTTAATCATAATTTTTTGTTTTTTTATGTGATTGTATGTATAAAAACATGTGATTACTATTATTATTAATATAATTAATACATTCTTTTTATTCATTTTAATGATTTATATTTATTAATAGATTTAATAATTATTATTTTTATATTTTTATTAAATATTTTTATCTCTTTTCTTTAAATATGCTAACAATGCTAAAATACATAAAACACAAATTATTAATAATCCAAACCATAAAGGTAAATATAAGCCAAAATGGATTTTTTCACCATAAATATCACCAATAGCTAGAATATATTTATGATAATATGTTGAACTCATAATAATTATTATTATAGTAAAAATTAATAAAAATAGTGATATATTAATATGATTACTATTTATAAAAATAAGTGCTAAACCTGCAAAGATTGAAGCGGTTCTAACTATAGATAATATAGTTCTATCTAGAGCCAAAATTGTGGATCATGCAGAAAATTTTTCATCCATTTTTTTTGAGCTTTAAGCAAAAGATTTTAGATTTGAATGATTTGTTTTATCTCTTAAATTTTTCAAATCTGATTTAATAACCATCTTATTATATTATTACAATTAAAATATAAATTTTTATTTGTAATAAATAATTTTTAATGATATTAATTTAAAAACTTTCCCAAGCATTACCACCATTGGTAGAATAGTAAAAAAACTGAATTGCATAATGAATTAAAAATAAAGCAATGATAATAAGTAAAAATATTGAAAATGGGTCCATTTATATATTTTATATATTATTAATAAGAGAAAAAATTAAAAAAAATTATTTTTATTTATTAAGTTTTACTTCTATTTTTTATTTTTTTTCTTTAATTTTTTAATTTTTCTTTCAATGTATTTTATTTGACTACTTTCTTCATAAATATCATTTGTTAATATGGGCGTAAAAAATCCTACTTTTAGAAATTCATTAATAAATATATTTTTATCAAAATCGTCATAATTTTTTGATTTAGCAATTTTTGTTAATAACATTTTATTTTGTTCCTTAATTAATTCTGTAATAAAATCAAAACCATCATAAATTTGACATTCATCCATAATATTAATTTATATCATTTCTAATAAATCAATTTTTTTAAAAAACCAAAGTCTAGAAATTTAATTTAAATTGTATTTTTTTTTTTATTAGATATATAAAAAAAAATGACAAGTTTAGATGATATTATCCAAGAAAATGAAAATTTAGAAAAGAAAATTAAAGAACTTCAAAACGAAAAAAAATATTATAGAGTCGTAGGATGCTGCAATAATAAAAGATATATTGAAGTTGATAAAAACGGTAAGGATATTTCAAAACCATCTAAAATTAAACCCATGAATCATACAAGATATATTCCTAAATCTATCAAAAAATCTGTTAAAAAATTAGAACCAAAGAATCTAGCTAAAGAACCAAGAAATAAAAATTTGCCATTAGGAATCGGGGCTCTTTTAATTGCATTTATTCTTGTCAATTAAATTTTATGTATATACCCAAGTCGCCCATTCATTCAATTTAAAATCAATATTTATATCATGTTCAGTGATTTCTTGACTATTAATATACTCTAATATTTCTTTAAATACTTGGAAATATAATTTTTTCTGATCTTCCATATTTTTTTTTTTTTTTTCGTTACAATGATTATTTTGATAAAGACAACAATTATTATTAGTTTTTTTTTTATTTTGAGTTAAATTATCTATTAGATTATTGATACTTTTATTAGACCTTTCATTATATTCGATATCTTTTTTAGGAGATAATATAACTTTATTATTGAAATTATCAATGTTTAAATCATTATCATTAGTTAATTTAATTATATTCTCAAAACTTATAAAAAGATCATTTACTAAAATAATATCCTTCAAACTCAATTTTTTTTTTTTTGAACAATTTACTTTATTTAGTCTTTTTTTATTTCTATTTTTTTTCTTTTTCTTTCCCATTTAAAAAATATCATTTTTATCCTTTAAATACTATTTTTAAAATATTACAAAAAATAACATCACATTAAAATATACTTAAGCACTATGAATTCCACAAAATCCATTACTATAACATGAATATGTACATTGTTTACCTTTATTTGGTCCAGATTTTATAATTCCTTTACATTTTGGTTTAAAATAAGATTTCCCTTTTATCATTGGAGAATAGCATTGATAATATTCTAAATGAATATTTTCTATTGGTTTGTTATCATGTTTTAATGGTAGATATCCACCATCTCCCCTACAATATGGACATCTTCTTATAATTGATGATTTATTCAATTGATAACTTTCTTTTATACAATTATAATGATATTTATGACCACATTTCAATTTAACTGAAGAATTATCATGCTTTTCGAAACAAATATTACAATAATTATCTGGATTTGAATTATAATTTTCCAAATCTGATACTAATATTTCATTATATTCCATTATATAACATATTTATTTAATTCTTTATACATTATTAGCTTAAATATTAATTTTAAAACATTATTTAAAATGATAATAAGATTCTATATTAATCATTTTTATATTCACTATATTCAGAACCATATTTAAAATATTTATTTTTTATAGGAGGCGCTAAGATTTGAATCATAAGAATTAAAAGAATTGTTACTATTTTTTTATTTAATAATTTATTTTTTTTTTTTTTATCATCAGCTAAAATAATAATTATTTTAATTATATTTAAAAAAGGAAATGTACAAACACTAGATTTAAAAAATTTTGCACCAATTATTTTTGCTGCCCAACCATAACAATCCTTCTCTACAAAATATTCTAATAAACTTATCATTTCAGCAAACGCAAATATTAAAGTAGTTATATTGTTTTGTGCATCTATAAATCCATCTACATCTACACCATTAAATAACTTAAAATAACCTTTTTCAGAAATATTTAATATTTTATAAATCAAACCCAAATATTTTACTTTATTCTCAATAATATTATACATATTTAAACCCGTTTTATATTTTAATATACATATTTTTTATTTAATATAATTAGAAATCTATTAAAAGACTTTTTAATGCTACATAAAAATAAATTTTTATTTTATATAATGTGACCTTTATGCTTTAAATTAAAAAAAAAAAAATTTATGAATCAATAAATGTCAGAAGCAATAATTTCGTTGACAACAATTAATCAAAGATATAAAAGTGGTATTTTACTAAAGACATTGAAAAGTTTAGTGAATCAAAATACAAAAAGAAAATTTATTATTTGTTTGAATATATCAACTAGTCCATTTCAATTGGATAGTGGATTTTCAAAAGCAGATATAAATTTTTTAAAAAAATATTTAAATAATATAATTACAAAATTTGGAAAACAAAAGATTTGTAAATTCAGAATCAATCTATGTAATAATTATGGATCATTAAGAAAATTATTACCAACTTTAAAACTTTACCAAAATAATATTATTATAACCGTTGATGATGATACAGAATATCCTAATAATATGTTAGAATCATATATTAATTGTTATTTAAAAAATGATTGTATAGTGACTTCTCGAGGAAGAATATTACCAAGTGACTTGAATACTAAGATTATAGTGAAAATTTAGGTTTCAAAAAACATTATGATAAAGATAAATATATTTTACCAGAAGGAGTTGGTGGTAAATTATATCATTCAAAATTTTTTGGTGATGAGTTTATTAATTTTGATTTAAATAAATTAAACAAAATTTCTATCAAAAATGACGATTTTTTAATTCGATCATATACTTTCAAAAAAAATATTGATGTATGTATTCATAATATAAATTATAAAGATAATGAACCTAAAATAGGTTTATTCGTTTGTTATAATGTTAACAAAACTTTAAAATTTAATGATTTTCTAAATCTATTCGAAAACTAAAAATAATTAAAAAAATTATATATTAACAAAATATTTTTAAAAATATTCCATTTTGTTCCAAAAGTTATCATAACCAAAGGTCTTTAAAATACATTTTATAGTTTTTAATTATAGTATAAAATAACAAAATTAAAAACTATTAATTTATCATTTTATTTAAATTTATGGTGTTTATTACATATAAAACAATAATAGTAATAAATCTTATTAAACCAATATAGAAGTAATAGATAACTTGAGTATTTTAAATTGATAAATTCGGTTATTTTGAAAAAATGAATAATTACAGATCATAATAGATAAATAATAATTATGTGATAAATATAATTTATAGTAATAATAAAAATAGGGATGTTAAAAAAAACATTTTTTTTTAAACTTTTTCCGCGGATTTGAAAAAATGCTCCCTTACTTTTTAAAAAGTAGGAGAGCATTTTTTTTTTGTTCCAAAATTTATTAAAAAAACATAATTTTTTTTTTTTTTAAAATGAAAATTTTTGTTTTTCAATACTCTAAATGGTGTTCTAAGATAATTTTCTAAAAACATAAAATTTTTTTATTTTTCAAAGATTGTTCCAAAAAGAACAAAAAAAACAGCCGGTTGACAACCGATCACAAAAAGAACAAATTGTACAAAAGAACAAATGGAACAATTTAATTGTATTTCATTACTATGTTAGATAATAAAAAATGGAACAATTATAAATTATTATGGTTTAATAATTATTGTTCTTTTTTTATAAAATTGTTCTTTTGTACAATTTGGGTTGGTACAAAAGAACAAATTTGGTTTTGTACAAAAGAACAATTATTTGTAATTTTAGGTATAATTTTAAATATTATTAAAATAAAAATCATAAATAAATTTAAAGCGTAAAATTTAATATATATATATTGTATACTATTGATTATGGTATTACATACATGTAAATTATGTGATTATAATACAAAATATACTACGAATTTTAATAAACATCTAAAAAGTAGAAAGCATAATAGGATGGTGATGTTAATGAATTTAGAGGTGATAGAATACGATAAAAACAATAATAATAATTTTGGAAAAGAACAACCAATTATTCAACCGGCTGTTCAACCGGCTGTTCAACCGGCTGTTCAACCGGCTGTTCAACCGGCTGTTCAACCGGCTGTTCAACCGAATGTTCAGCCGGTTGTTAAATTGGATGTTCAGCCGGTTGTTAAAGGGGACATTAAAAAAACTGATGTTTGTTCCTCAAAATCAATAGTTAAATTTAATTTTAAAGAAAAAAAGAATTTAACTTTAAAAAAAAAAAATAAAGAAAAAAAAATAAAGAATTTAATTTGTGAATATTGTAATAAAAATTTTTCACATCCACAAAGTTATTACAGACATATAAAATATAGATGCAAAATGAATAAAAATGTAATAAAAAAAGATAATAGATCAAAAATTTTGGATTGTAATGAAGTATCCGAAATTGAATTCTTAAAAAAAAACTTTATCAAAATGGAAGAAATAATTAAAGAAAAAGATGAAAAGATGGAGGAGATGATTAAAGAAAAAGATGAAAAAATGGAGTTGCTAACAACAGAGATTGAGAAATTAAAAAATAAACCAATAACAACGAATAATATTAACTATAATGATATAAAAATTGTGAATATTTATGCAATGAAACCATTAGAATTATTAAATAAATATTTTCGGAATAATCCGGCAACAGCTGATGTTTTAAAATATTTAGAAATAAGAGGTTTAAAAGGTTCAGAAGAAACGAAACTATTGGAGGCTTATAATGCAAATAATATAGATTATGTAGCAAAAGAAATTGATACAATATTAAAAAATTGCAATAGGGAATTAATTGCGAATTTAAATATTAATAGTAATACGTGTGATGGATTACTATTTTCCAATGATGGGAGTTGTAGAAAACATATATCGAAAGGGGATAATAAATGGTTATATATTAATGATGAGATGAAATTAGATAGAGTAATATCAATTATTTTAGATAGAGTGACATTAAGATATAATTTACCAATGAATTATGTTAAAAAAGTGAGAGCTCAAATAATTAAAAAAATAAAGAAATTGAATGATTGGGGATCAATTAAAGATAGATTAATAGAAGATGGTAAAATAAAAGAATTAAGCGAAGATGTTATCATATCAAAAAATCTAGGTGAAAATGAATTAAAAGAAAGGATGGGTTCATTTTTAAATACAAAATTAGTAGATGATAAAAATAAAGATAAAAATAAAGATAAATATAAAATAAAAAAATTATCAAATAATTATGAAAATTTTAGATCTGTTGAAATGAATAAAAATATAGATAATAATATCTTTCGATCTAATTTGGAATGTGCAAATATTCTACAAAAATATAGTAATTTTAGTGAAATAAAGAATGATTATACAGAACAAGGAAGTTTATGTTATGGATATATTTCGGAGGAGGATTTAGAGGAAGATAGGGGGAAAACATATAATAAAATTAATGAAGATGATAATATATCAAATAATTCATATTCAAGTGATGAAGAGAAAATATTAAAAAATCAAAATTTTGATAAAAACAATAATTTATCAAAATTGCCAGTTTATGATATTAAAAATAAGAAGAAATATTTAAAAATGATAGATTGTTCAAAAGAATTTTGGGTAGATAAACTAAAATTACATGTATTTGATGTAAAAACTTTAGAATATATAGGAAAAGCTATTCATGAGCCGAATTGTCCATTTTATCATGAAGATAATGAAGAATTGACTGAAAAATGTTGGAAATATGTTGAATATTTAAAATAATTAATTTTTTCTATTATTCTAATCTATATTTATTTATAAGTCTTATTGCTTCATTTTTGTCACGTATTCCATCAACTTTACTCCATTTATTTTCTTCTTTAATTTTGTAATAAGTAAAAAAATGTTCAATCGAATCAACAATCGTTTTTGGCATTTGTGAAATATCATCAATATCTTTAAAAGTTTGATCGACCGAATTTGCTGGCAAAACCAAAATTTTTTCATCTAATCCTTTTTCATCTGTCATTATAAGTACACCAATAGGTCTACATTCAACAACACATCCAGGATGTAAAGGATATGGTATTAGCAAAAGAGCATCTAATGGATCACCATCCTCTGAAGTAGTATTTGGTATATAACCATAATTTCCAGGATATGACATTGAAGAAGTTAATAATCTATCTAATCTTAATGTTGGACCCTTTTTCATATTGAAATCAATTTCATATTTTTGACCAGATCCTTTTGGCACCTCTATTATAACATCAATTGTATCTTTCACCATTTTTATAAAATTAGGTTTTTTTTTTTAAAAAAAATAATAACGCAAAAATATATATTTTTCTTTATTATTCTATTAAAATTCAAAACGTTTCCATAAACATCTCGGAAACGCTCCGACTTAAACAATATAAGAACAAATCCACAAAATTAAAATTAACACCTCAGCACCTAATTCATCTTGATAGGGCTTATGCCCTATCTGAGTTGGGCGCTTTTGCGCCAATGCCAACTTCGTTGGCGTGTTCCTACTTTGCCAAAGGCAAATCGGAACGCTCCGACACTAAACTCATGATATTTAACGGTCCCAGTCGGGATCGAACCGACGACCTTACGGTTAACAGCCGTACGCTCTAACCAGC